GGCCTGCTGCTTCATCTGCATTCCCTGCGGTCCGAACAGCTGCATCGCGAGCGGGACCGTCTGCTGCGCAAACTGGGCAAAGATCTGGTTGAGCGTCATGACGTTCATCCTTCTCTGCTCATAGGTCTTCTCCGCCTCCGTGGTCTTCACAATGAACTGCAGCTTCAGGGGGACACTCGTGATGTCCATCTCGAGGGCATCGGCCAGCGTGGCCTGCTCATCCTCGGTGAGCCTCATGGCTTCCTTCTCCCTCGCGATCACCCTGTCCTTGTTCGCCACGCACTGCATCCAGACCAGCATGCCGATCTGGCTCAGGCAGAACTTGAGTCCCTCTACCGCGCTCCCGAGGATGGTGTCTCCCCTCTGGACGCGCATTGCCTGCCCTCGCGCGGTGTCGCGACTTCCCAGCGTGGAGTCGGCGAATCCCATCTGCGTCTCGCTGAGTCCCGTAGCCCTGTGGACCAGGCTCCAGTCCATGTTCTCCGCCTGCAGGCTGCTCGGGTATACCTCGCCAAGCTGCATGGGAGCGACATCCTCCTTCGGGTTGTCCGCTTCCCACACCGCTCCAGGGTATATCTCCCGCTTCATCCCGAACTTCCCGCGCTTCGTGATAATCATGCGCATTCCCGCTATCTTCGCATTGTCCGTGCGGAGGTTGTGGAGTGCCGTGATCTCACTCTGGAAGCTCTCGGTCATCTGCCCGGTCCCACGACCCACTATGGACCTCGACCTGTGGGCGTACTTGCTGCTCGTGAGGCACCGCATGCCTATGGAATTGTACTGCTGCCGCAAGACCTGGCCCGTACCGAAATGCACGGTGAACATCAGGTCCACGGGAACGCCATCTCCCTGGACATCGTGGTAGAAGTATACCTCACTGATGTCGTACAGCCCCGTAGTCTCACCGGAGTTGAACTGCTCAGCTATCTGCTCCTGCTCCTCCATGTCCGTGGGGCTGGTCCTCTTCTCCCCAAGTATCGCCTCCACCGCCTTCGGATCATAGATACCCTTCGAGGCCCTCTCCCTCAGCTCCATCTCCGTGAGCTGGGTGTCCATGCTGATCCACGGTAGCCTCGCGATGCTCGGCACACCTCTCGGGTATACCACGTTCTCCATGGGCAGCACGGTGATGGTAGGCCCATCATGGTATACGACCTCCTTGTCGGAACCCCCCTGGGCCATGACCCTCCAGCTGTTGACGTCGTAGGTGACCTTGGGGAACGCCCCTCCGGCCAGCAGCGTCTCATCCACGAGGTCGTACAGCCATGCAATCCCCAGATCCGAAGGGCTCTTCACAAGGAGATTGAGATACTTCTCGATCACCTTGTACTTCTTCAGTAGATCCTCGGAAGAGTTGACCCCTTCCACCGTCCAGAACGGATCCCGGGCCAGGAAAGTGCCCAGAATCTGCGCGTAGAGGCTCTGCGTGACCGTCTGCGTGACCGGGATCGTCACGTTGCTGGCATTCTTGATCGGCTTGTTCTTCGGCGCATCGCTGGCGATGGCCTCCATGTTCTTGCGCCAGATCCTGATCTTGGTGTTCCTGGCATCGAGCAAGCTCTTGGCCTTGTCATACTCGCTTTTCAGCTCGTCCATGACTGCCGTCAGAGCGTCCCCGCTCAGAATCTCCAGAATCTCTTCACTGGGTATCCCATTCTCGTCATCCACGACCTCGACTTCCATCTGATCGCTCAAGATTTCCTCCTTTCCCCCTTGCTTTTTCCCGGTTGTTCCGCTATATTGACATCACCGGGTCAGCGCGGGTGTAGATGCTGGCTTCCATAATCAGGGCTCCCAGCCTTCGGGCTAGGGAGCCCGTGTTTTTCTTGACAAATCTCGGCTAACTTCCCTATACTTCCCTCTGTAGGAGCCCATACACGCAGGTAAGCGAGTAGGCAAGCACCCAGGGGGAGGGGAGTTCCTACCTCCCCCCTCCGTTTGATAGCCCGGGGCGTCCCTGTGCTGGAGGTGAGCAGGGAACACCCCTGAATTTCCCGGCTCCGTCCCTGCGGACGGGGCCTTTTTATCAGTATCCAGCGCATGACAGCGGGGCTCCTGCATCCTCGATCTCCATCCTGATCTCTTCTGCTTCCCTCTCCTCCTCCGTCGCCGGCCTCTGCAGGAACACGAAGGCCTTCTCGCTGGCGTCCAGCGTATCCAGCCTGTTGTCGCTCATGGGGAACATCTTGAGCTCCTCTATGAGTGGCTTCGCAGCCTCCGGCGTTGACCAGATCTTCCCCTTGACCAGTGGAATACCGAAGGCGGTCCTGATCCTCGCCTTCTTGTCTCCCCTCGCGTTGATCGCTATCGGGTTGACGTACACGTTCCTCCTGGACTGCTCCCTCTCCACCCAGGGCTTCACTATCTTCTGGAAGGCATTGTTCTCTATGAGCGAACCGGAGGAGTACATTCCAAAGGCCCTCGCGGCGAGGAAGATGTAGTCCATGCTCTGCTCGAAGCTGAAGAAGCCCACCTTGCTCCACAGCAGGTAGAGGTTCTCCCTCGAGTCCTCGGCCCAGACGAGAATGGCGCTCCTGCAGCTCTTGGCTTTCATGTTGTCCTCGGTCGCGGCCAGGTCCGTCGTGATGCACAGGTCACAGCTGGAGAGCGCTATCTCCATCTCGGAATCACCATCAAGCCTGTTCGGATCCTTCCTCCTGATCCATAGGCGTCCATCCTCGTCATCCTCCAGCAGCTCGCACTCCTTGACCTTGTACTCCGCGAACTCGGCGAGTCCCGCTTTCATGGGGCTGTTGTAGTACTGGGTCATGGCGGCCCAGAAGTCGGACTCCATGAGCTCCTTGAGTCCCTTCTCGTCCATGACATTGTTCCTGAGGTACTTGCCGTCCTCCTCGACCAGGCGGTAGTAGACGTCCCATGACCCCAGCGGGTCTGGCTGCAGGTCACCCTTCGTCCAGCCCGTCACGCTGTGGCACGATCCGTAGATGTCCGCGTAGCAGTCATCGAGTGCATACCGTGTCGCCGCGACGATGATGCGGGAGTCCCGGGTCTTCCTGAGAGCTCTCTGGTTCGTCTGGAACCACTTGCGTGCGGTCCCCATCTGCGCCGTGGACTGGCGGTTCTGGTCAAGGCTGTCAAGACCGACAAGGTCATCGATCTGGAGTATGTCGAAGTGCCCACCTTCCGCAGCTCCTGTAAGGCCGAAACACTTGCAGCTGACCTCTCCCGGCGCTTTCTTGTTGGGCAGGATCAGCACCTTGTCCGTCACCTGACCCTTCCCGTTGCCGGGCACGAACTCAGGGAAGAAGTAGGCCATGGCCTCGTTCGAGTCGAAGTTGCGCTCTACAAAGTGCAGGAATTCCAGGGCCTTGTCGTAGATGGCATTGACGATGATGGCGGACTCGTCCGGGTTCCGGATGAAGTCGAAGGTCAGTCCTCCATGGGTGAAGACGCGGCTCTTGGAGAAGCCACGGGGCATGAAGGTCGCGGCCTTGGCTCCTGGCTGCTCACATAGGGATGACTGCCGGTAGTTCATCATGTCGAGGGAGAGGTCATCCTCGAGTCCGTCGTAGATACCGGAGAAGCGCAGGATCCCATTCATGAAGCTGTAGTAGGAGACACGGCACAGCTCACGGATGAGGTTGTAGCCTTCGCGGTTGGTGCTGTGGCCGGAGGAAAGCTCGGCGGCGACAGAGGGGAAGTATTCCGCAGCGGATGTGGGAGTCGCAAAGTGAGGCGACAGGGGGTGGGGCGTTATGAGGAACGGTCCCAGATAGAAGGGTGCTGCGGAGATCATGGTCTACTTGGCCTTCTTGCGGGGAGCAGCGGGCTTCTTCTTCGCTACGGGCTTCTTCTCCTTCGTGGGGAGCAGTCCGGCAGAGGTCATCTGCATGTCCGTGGCGTCAGGGAGGTCATCAAAGGCAAGGGGTTCATCAAGCATGGGTTCCTCCTCAAGGATGAAGGTGGTATCGGAATCGCCGGAGGCACCGGCACCGGCAGAGGGCTCGGCAACGGGCTCTGCCGCAGGCGCAGGCGCGGGCGCAGGCGCGGGAGTGGCAGGGTAGGAGCATAGGAGGGAGCGGTCAGGGGGCGCGGAGGAGGCGTTGAGCGCTCCAGCAAGGGAGGAGAAGATGGAGGTAAAGGCAGCCGCGAGGGCCGGGGGCAGGACCGGTGAAGAGGAGTCGAGGTCATCACGGGTAGCAGGGGAGCGGCGCAGGATCTCCTGGGCGGCTCCGAGCTGGACCTTTTCGGAGATGGAGGGAGAGGTGAGGCGCTCTAGGGTGTTTATTGCGCGGGGTGTGAGGGACAGGAGACGCCGGGAGGCGAGGGTGCGGGAGGAGGCAGTCGCGGCAGAGAGATCGGGAGAGGAGAGGTCTTTAGCTGCCTCGGCGGCATCGGAGGCGATGCGGGCGAGAAGGGAAGGCGGAAGGGCGTCGGACATAGGAATAGCGTACGATGGGTAGTATTAAATGTCAAGAGTTTGTTCCAATTAGTGACACCAAGAAGGTGGGAAAAGTTGTGGAAGGGTCTTTTCTACACTTCGGCGGGGGCCTGTCCCAAACCGGGACGGTAGGCGGTCATGTTGGAGCTCGGCGCCAGTAGTAAGTCATTATAGTTATGATATTCGTAATTGTTTGCAGTCTACTCCAGGCGTGTATCTTTATAGTTATGATTATTCTAACTATGATGAATCTACCATTGCTCATAACTATAACCTTTATAGCTATGAATGTCCTAATGCCTATCTTCATAATTGTGCAGTCTCCCGATTGTTCCTAACTATTACTAACTTCGGATCTTGCGCCAGGCGAGAAGCCTTAACAGTTAGTTCCTTCCTTCCGATTCCGCCCGCCATGCGCTTTTAGCCTATTGTTCCTATTTGTGTCTATTGACCTATATTAGGAAAAACCTTTATACGCTTTACCATGCTTTATATGCTATTTACCAACGACTATTTTTTTTTTTTTTTTTAATATAAATATAAATAATTTATAAAAATAGAGAGAGAGAATTTTTTATTAAAATAATTTTTTTCTTCACAAAACTA